TACAACTTCTAGACATAAAATTTATAATTTTTTAAATTTTGAAAACGAAGAAATTTTAAAAATAGAAGATAATATAAAAATTATTCATAAAATATATTTAAGTTATTTAAATATTCCTTTACCAACAGAACTTTATGCACAATGTTGGTTTAATGTTATGAGAAAAAATGAACAAATAAAACAACACAAACATAGTGCTCATCCATATAGTTACTTGAGCGGACATATTACTGTTCAATCAGAAGAAACACATACTCATTATATAAATTCAAACTTAGATCCATCTTTTAAAAAAGATTATGATTTTCCAATAAAAAATAAAGATGGTAATATAACTTTATTTAATGAGACAATTCCTCATTACACAGATATGCATTTAGGAAGTGCTGAACGTATAACAGTAGCATTTGATCTATCTTTTTTCCCTAGATCAAAAACTTGGAAAAAACTTTATGGACATAAATAAATTAAAAAAATTTGAGAAGTTACCACCTGATGTAAAAAGAGAATTAGCTTTGGTGATGGCTAAATGGAAAGATAAACAAAAAGAATCTAAAATCAGAAATGATTTTATGGCTTTTGTAAAACATGTATGGCCCGATTTTGTAGAAGGGTCTCATCATAAACAAGTTGCTAAAAAATTTAATGATATTGCAAATGGTAAAGTTAAACGTGTTATTATTAATATGGCACCTAGACATACTAAATCTGAATTTGCATCTTACCTATTACCAGCATGGATGGTAGGTAGAAATCCAAAATTAAAAATTATTCAATCAACTAACACAACTGAATTATCTGTAAGGTTTGGACGTAAAGCAAAACAACTGATGGATAGTCCAGAATACAAAGAAGTATTTCAAACAAGATTAAAAGAAGATTCTCAAGCCGCTGGTAAATGGGAAACACAACAAGGTGGTGAATATTATGCTGCCGGTGTTGGTTCTGCTATTACTGGAAGGGGTGCTGATTTATTAATCATTGACGATCCACATACTGAACAAGATGCTATGAACAATCAGGCTCTAGATAGAACTTATGAATGGTATACATCTGGTCCACGTCAACGTCTTCAGCCAGGTGGAACAATTGTAATTGTAATGACAAGATGGAATGAAAAAGATTTAGCTGGTAGATTAATCAGAGCACAGAAAGAACCTAAAGCTGATCAGTGGGAAGTAATAGAATTTCCTGCGATCCTTCCATCAGGAAAACCATTATGGCCAGAATACTGGAACATTAAAGATTTGGAAGCTGTAAGAGCTTCTATTCCATTATCAAAATGGAATGCACAATATATGCAAAACCCAACAGGTGAAGAAGGTGCATTGATCAAAAGAGAATGGTGGCAAGATTGGGAAGGAAATATTCCACCTCTTCAACACGTCATACAATCTTACGATACAGCTTTTATGAAAAAAGAAACTGCCGATTATTCTGCAATTACAACTTGGGGAGTATTTCAACCCACTGAAGATTCAGGACAATGTTTAATATTATTAGATGCAGTAAAAGGTAGATATGAATTTCCAGAACTTAGAAGAGTTGCATTAGAACAATATGGATACTGGAACCCGGAAACCATAATCGTTGAATCAAAAGCATCTGGCTTACCACTGACTTATGAATTAAGAAAAATGGGAATACCTATATTAAATTTTACTCCATCAAAAGGTAATGATAAACATACTAGAGTTAATTCTGTTTCACCATTATTTGAATCTGGTAGAATCTATGCACCTTTGGATATGGAATTTGCTCAAGAAGTTATTGAAGAATGTGCAGCATTTCCATATGGAGATCACGACGATTTAGTGGATTCTATGACTCAGGCCGTAATGAGATTTAGACAAGGTGGCTTAATAAATCACCCAGAAGATTACAAAGATGAACCTTTACAAAGAAGTCAAAAAGTGTATTATTAGTTATTATGATGAGATCAAAATATGCAGTAGGTTCACCAGATGATATTCCAGAAATGGAAGGACCATCAAGTGAAGATATGCAGGACATTAGACAAATTTTAAATATTCCTAAGAATCAGGCTTCAGGGATCAAGAGTCTTAAGAATGATAAGATGATGGCTTCAGGACCAGACCCAATGGCTGAGAGAAATGACATCTCTTTACAAATTTTCAAAAAACCACTTATAGAATTATCTGATGATGAAATGGAATTATTAGATGAATATATTATGGGTATGGGTAAAAGAGAAGGCGCACCATCTATCAAAATGGCTAAAAGTAGAGACAGAACTGCTATGGATGCATATAGACAATATGTTTTCTCTATGGAAGAACAAGGTCTACAACCAATTTCATTTCAAGAGTTTATGAGACAAACTTTAGCTGAAGCTAGAATGGGTGTGTAATGCCCGGAGACTTTCGGTCTTTAGTACAAAATCCTTACGCTTCTTTAATAGAAGAAAATAGAAAAAATTTTGGTCAAGGTTCATCAATAAAAGATTTTATTAATGTAGAAGCTTCTGCTTCTAAAGGCGATGAAGTTGATCTGATTAATGCTGTTGCAAGATTAAATATTCCAATTACAGAAAAAATTAAATTAGTAGATGATATTAGATATGGAAGAATAAGTGTTCCAGAATTTAATTTCAAACAATCTGACTTCGACCATAATATCGGTTTAGAATATAACAAAGATGGAGAAGGATTAAGTGCAGGTGTTAGATATGACACAGCTACTGAGGAGCCAGAAGCTTTTATACGTTTGAGAAAAAAATTCGCTGGTGGCACTGGAAGCAATGAAGAAGAGAGTTATGGAGATTTAATTGATGCTTATGAAAAAGGCATTTTAGTACTACCAAATGAAACTTTAACTGAATACATCAATAGGATTAGAAAGATAAATCAATAAATGGTTAAAAGACTTACAAGAACGGTGCCCCCTGAATCCGGGCCCCAGAGTCAAGGCTTGAATTTATCTTATAATACTGTTAAACCTATCAAGAATACGGAGAAAATAAATGGCAGACAATTTCGACAGCGTAGACAAAGCATTACCAAACGAACCTAGAAAAGAATTTAATCTTCCAGGTGAAGAACAGATTCAAGAGGAAGTTGTTCAAGAAGCAGAGCAACAAGCTCAAGCACCTGAAGATGTAGAGATTCAACAAAACGAAGATGGTTCAGTTGATATTAATTTAGACCCAGCAGCAGCTTCACCAGAAGGTGGAGATGAGCATTATGCAAACTTAGCAGAATTTTTACCTGATGATGTTTTAGGTTCATTAGCATCTGATTTAAATTCTAGATATATGGATAACTCTGCATCTAGAAAAGATTGGGAAAAAACTTATACAACAGGTTTAGATTTATTAGGTTTTAAATATGATAATAGAACAGAACCATTCTCTGGTGCATCAGGTGCAACGCATCCTGTACTTGCAGAAGCGGTTACACAATTTCAAGCATTAGCTTACAAAGAATTATTACCAGCAGATGGTCCAGTAAGAACTCAAACTTTAGGAGTATCAACTCCAGAAAAAACTCAACAAGCTCAAAGAGTAAAAGATTTTATGAACTATCAAATTATGGATCAGATGAAAGAATATGAACCAGAGTTTGATCAAATGTTATTTAACTTGCCATTGGCAGGTTCAGCTTTTAAGAAAGTCTACTATGACGATATGGAACAAAGAGCGGTAAGCAAATTTGTTCCTGCAGATGATTTAATTGTTCCGTACACGGCTACCTCATTAGACGATGCGGATTCAATTATTCATCGTGTAAAAATTTCTGAAAACGAATTAAGAAAACAACAAGTCGCTGGTTTTTATAGAGATGTAGATATTGGTAAACCTGCTGACAATGAAACTGATGTTGAGAAAAAAGAAAGAGAACTTCAAGGAGTTACTAAAACAAGAGATGAAGATGTTTATACATTATTAGAATGTCATGTTGATTTAGATCTAGAAGGATTCGAAGATGTAAATCCACAAACTGGTGAGCCCTCTGGAATTAAAATTCCATACATTGTAACTTTAGAAGAAGGATCAAGAGAAGTTTTAGCTATTAGAAGAAACTATGAAGCAGGCGATCCAAAAAGAAAAAAGATACAATACTTTGTACACTTTAAGTTTTTACCAGGTTTAGGTTTCTATGGATTTGGTTTAATTCATATGATTGGTGGATTATCTAGAACAGCAACAACTGCATTAAGACAATTATTAGATGCAGGAACATTATCTAATTTACCTGCTGGATTTAAGATGAGAGGTATTAGAATTAGAGATGATGCACAGTCTATTCAACCAGGAGAATTTAGAGATGTAGATGCACCAGGAGGAAATTTAAGAGATTCTTTCATGATGTTACCATTCAAAGAACCATCTCAAACATTATTATCATTAATGGGAATAGTAGTACAAGCAGGTCAAAGATTTGCTTCAATTGCTGATTTACAAGTTGGTGATGGAAATCAACAAGCAGCAGTTGGTACGACAGTTGCTCTTCTTGAAAGAGGATCAAGAACAATGTCAGCTATTCATAAAAGAATTTACTCAGCTTTAAAAAATGAGTTTAGAATCTTAGCTAGAGTATTCAAGTTATATCTACCACAAGAATATCCGTATGATGTCGTTGGGGGTCAGAGGCTAATTAAACAAGCAGACTTTGATGATAGAGTAGATATATTGCCAGTTGCAGACCCCAATATATTTTCTCAGACACAGCGTATTTCCCTAGCGCAAACGGAATTGCAGCTGGCACAATCTAATCCACAGATGCATAATTTATATGAAGCATATAGAAATATGTATGATGCATTAGGTGTAAAAAATGTTGATCAAGTTTTAATTAAACCTATGCAACCAATGCCAAAAGATCCGGCATTAGAACATATTGATGCATTAGGTGGTAGACAGTTTCAAGCATTTCCAGGTCAAGACCACAGAGCTCACATTACAGCTCACTTAAATTTTATGGCAACTAACATTGCAAGAAACAATCCAATGATTATGGCATCATTAGAAAAAAATATTTTTGAGCATATTAGTTTAATGTCTCAAGAACATATTGAATTAGAGTTCAGAGATGAATTAGTTCAATTACAACAGATGCAAATGATTGTGCAACAGAATCCACAAATGGCTCAACAGATTCAACAACAAGCAATGATGATGCAACAAAAGATCGAAGCAAGAAAAGCTCAATTAATTGCTGAGATGATGGAAGAATTTATGAATGAAGAAAAACAAATTACTTCACAATTTGATAATGATCCAATTGCTAAGTTAAGATCAAGAGAGTTAGATCTTAGAGCACAAGAAAATTTCAGAAAAGAACAAGAATCTAAGGATAGAATGAATCTTGATAAGATGAAAGCAATGATGAATCAATCTAATCAAGAAGAGAAACTTGATCAAAACAAAGAATTAGCTAACTTAAGAGCTGATACATCAATTGAAAAGACAATCTTGAGTAAAACTTTACCAAGCACTGATTCAATGATGAAAAATCAACAAAGTATGATGCCAAAAATCAACATAATGCGTGGAGGCAACGAATAATATGAGAAAAAAAATGACAAAAGCACAAAAAAAGGTTAAAACTGTTATGAAGGAGTTTAAATCTGGCAAACTACACAGTGGTAAGTCAAAAAAGATTGTAAAAAATCCTAAACAAGCGATTGCAATCGCTCTTTCTGAAGCAGGCAAAAGTAAAAAAAGAGGTTAATATGGAAAAAATGAATAAAATCAAAGAAGTTAAAGTTGCAGATCAGCAAATTGAGATTGATCCAAGATCAAAAACAACTGCTGACAAAGCTTTTAACTATATCGGTACAGGTGGACCTGAAATGGAAGTTAAAGGTCAAGGAAAAGTACTGGCAGAGAAAAAAAGAAAATCAAAAGCGTATTAATTTATGTTTCCGTGGGGATTATTAGGTCAAGGTTTAAAATCTGGACTTGAAATTTACAAAAATAAAAAAGCAGCAGACGTAGCAATGTCTGAAGCTAAATTATTACACGTAGAAAAAATGAAACGCGGAGAAATTGAGTACTCTGGAAAAATAATGGATAACCAGAAAAACGATTGGAAAGACGAATTCGTGCTTCTTACAATTTCTAGTCCGTTATTTTTATTAGCTTGGTCTGTATTTGCAGAAGATGAAAAGATGCAAGAGAAGATTGACTTGTATTTTCAAAAATTACAAGAGATGCCCTGGTGGATAGTTGGATTATGGGTTTCAGTAGTTGCAGCAATTTATGGACTTAAGGCAACTGATGTGATAAATATGAATAAAAACGGAGGAAAATAAAATGAATAATAAAAAATATAAAGATCTAGTTTCTAAAGGAGTCATTTCAGATAAAGTTGACCGTTATGACGCTGTTGAAATTCTTGCAAATATCAAAGATATGAAAGATATTGTAAAAAGATCAAACAAAAAAGGTGGCGGAATTTGCAAAAGAGGCAAAGGACGTGCTTATGGTAAAAATTCATAAGAAAATAATATGGCTGACAAAAAGAAATTTTCAAAAGCTCCTAGTCAAAAAAAAAAATTTCAATTTACAGGTCTTGAACCTAAAATGGAATACAAAGGTAACCCTTACGAATCTATAAAAGATACTGACACTGAAGTAGATATGAAAAATATGGCTGCTGTTTTTAGTAAAGGTGATGATGATGGATTTACTGATGTATTAGTTGGCCCAAAAAGATTAGGCATAAGATTTAAAAAGAAATTTTTTAAAGGTGGTTTGGTTAGATCAGGTAAACCTAAAATAGCAAAAAAAGGTTGGAAATAAAGATTAACAATAATAAATAAGGAGAATAAAATGAGAAAAAAATTTGAATTAGGTGGATTAACAAAAGCACAAAAAACTTTACCACCAAAATTACAAGCTCTTATTCAAAAGAAGAAGAAAACTGAAAAGAAAAAACCATCTATGATGATGATGGCAATGAAGGGTAAAAAATAATGGCAAATAGAAGATGGAATAAACAAGTAACTAATGACAGAGCATGTATGTCAAAAGGTGGATCAACTTCTGAGTATCACACAACTAAAGATGGTCGTAAAGCAAGAAAAGGTCTTTACTATTATATGAACCGTGCAAAAAAATTAGGAAAAAGTAGACGTGGTAAAGGAACGGTTTCTGATAAAGCATTAAAGGCATC